CCAAAACATAACAGAACTACTAGAACAATGGACTGGAGTTTCTTGGTCATCAAGATTCAATAGAGTTCAGTTGGCTGGAGAAGGAGATAGAATAATCTCCCCTCCTAGTTTTCATATAACTAAGGTTTTATCTGTTTCTGTATTAGGAGAATCTATTCCAACTAGCAATTTTGTTATTGATGGAAATGCAGGTTTCATTCATAGAACAGATGGTTTCTTTGAAAAACCAACAGCTGAGTTTCCACTCCCAGTAGTTATTGAATATGAGTATGGCTGGGACTATATCAGAAATGGTGTGGATAGAATTGGTCTCAAGTTATTGATTGATAGGATTGTTGCTTCGAATATTCCTGACAGGGCTACTTCGTTCAATGATGAACTAGGCAACATTGCACTTGTCACTCAAGGTGGTGGGTTCAAGAATCCTACAAGAATACCTGAAGTCAACCAGTGGATTGATGAGAACAGTGAAAAAGTCTTTGGTATCTAATGGCAATCAATTCACAGATAAAGGTTCTAAGAGATAATCTCAAAACACAGTTATCAGCTAGAGCTGGACTTAGTGGAGTTGATGTATTCAAATTCCCACCAGCTGATGGAGCTCCTAAGACAGAATTTATATTCTTTGGAGATGCTTCTTCAAGTATGGACTTTGAGACTTTTGGAAAACAATACTCAGAAGATTTAGACCTCACTGTTTTCACTTATTGTTTGAAAGCTGGTGCAGGAGATACAGTAGCAGGTTCAGCAAGAGATAGAGCTTTAGCACTTGCTCAAGAAGTTATAGATGAACTGGCAGATGATTCAACTATCAATGGAGCTGTTTTAGTTTCTAAGGTTAGGAATCTCACTGAAGAAAATGGTCTATCTGATGAAGGTAGGTTCTGCCAAATAGAAATTCAGATTGAAGCTGAAGCAATATTATCGGAGTAAATAATGGCTAAAAAAGATATAAAGCTCTTCGCAAAAGTTGAGCTCAACATAAAAGATAAAGATTTCAAAGCAGGAGAAGAAATCACTGTGAAGCAACCACCTAGATGGATGGTATTGCAGGGGTTAATTGTTCCTGAAGACCAACTAACAGAAGAGGAAGAATAATGGCATTCATTGCAGGAAAAAACTCAGGTGTTCTATTTGGAGCATTCGACCTCACAAGTTATTTCAATAGTTTCTCATTTTCAAGAGACACAAACGCCATATCGACAACAATGTTTGGAGATGACAACGAATCCTATATTGCAGGAATCGACACATCTCAAATCGATATCAGTGGTCTCTTTGATGGTGGAACAGATGCAGTAGATGAAGAATTAGCTAATGCTTTTTCTGTGACTACAGCTACCCCATTATCAGTTTTCCAAAATGGAACAACAGCTGGAGAACCTTGTGTTTTGCTGGATTCTAAAATTCAGAACTACACAATCGATTCATCAGTCAGTGATGCAGTAGCAGTTTCTTCTTCATTCACTGGAGATAATTTTGGAAGAGGTTTGAGCTTATATGCTCTAACTGACACAAGTGCAACAGCTACCACAACTGCTGTTGACTTTGGTTCATCAACAACTTTTGGTGGACAAGCCTTCATCCACATCACAGCTCACAGCTCTGCGAACATTGCAGTCAAATTGCAATCTAGTGCAGACAACTCAAGCTTTGCTGATGTGACTGGTGGAGCATTCACAGCTATCACTGGAACTGGTTCTGAAAGAATAGCCCCAACTGGCACTATCAATAGGTATGTCAGATTAGTAGCCACTGTCACAAGTGGTTCAGCTACATTTCAAGTTTCATTTAGCCCTAACAAGAAGTAATCAAATTAATATATAGGAGATAAAAATGGCATTTATTGCAGGAAAAGATTCAGCTATCACAATTGATGGCACTGCACTCACAAGCTATGTAGATTCTATGTCACTTAGTCGTGACATTAATACCCTGACTGTCACAAGTTTTGGGGATGACAATGAAGCATATATAGCTGGAGTGTCTGGCTTCAGCATTGATATCAGCGGAAGCTTCGATGCTACAGCTGACTCAGCAATTGCAGGAATGTTTGATGGTGCTGTAGTTGCATTCGACTTCAGACCTAATGACACATCCTCAGCCCCTAAATACACTGGGGACGCATTAATCACTAACTACACAATCGACAGCTCTGCTGGAGATAAAGTTAGTTTTTCAGCTTCACTCTTAGTGAGTGGTGCTCTCACTCGTGGCACTATTAGCTAGTGAGCAAAAGGTCAAGACTCAAAGGAAGAATAGAAGGGCTTGAAGCTTTAGTAGAAGTTTCAGGTGTAGATATTGCAGACCAAATCAAAGCTGTCAAAGCTTTAGGAAAAGAGTCTGTTGACCTTTATAAACAGTTCAACCAAAACTTTGGTCAGATAATGGTTGGAAAGCTAAAGTCTAAAGTCCCAAAGGCTTCAGGTTCTTTAGCTTCAAGTATTCGCTCTGCAAAACTCCAAGATGGAGTTGTGATAAGAGTTGGAACACCAGCCAAACATCCATATGGTCGGTTGGTTGAATTTGGTGGATATAATCCCTACGCTACAACGATTAGAAAATCTGTAGGGTCAAAAGGCTTTGGAGCAACTGCGACTCTTAGAGTTAGAAATCCACTATCAAGAAAACTTTGGAAGGCTCAACGAAAAGAAGGATATTTCTTTTATCCAACCCTTGAAGAAGAACTTCCTAAGTTTCAAGCAGACTACATAAAAGCATTAGATAAATTCGTGGACAGTCTCTATGGCAGAGCACAAGCTTCACGATTGAAATAAGAGGACATAATGTCAGAAGAAAATCAATATCCAATAATTATTGTTGGAGACAATCAGTATCTGATGGACTATTCAGATATCACAGGACTTGAGTGGAAAGAAATCAAGAAGCTCACTGGTCTAGGTGCAATGGAGGCTATAGGTCAAGCATCAATGCTTGATATGGAAGTTCTTGGAGCATTGACTTTTATTTTGGCAAAACGAGAAGATAAAAATATCAAATACAATGATATTCTCGCAAAGCTGACAATAAATTCAGTCAAGACTCAAGAAGAGGTTGATGATATCCCAAAAGCCTAAGGGCTGAATGGAGAGCAAGTCTTCCAGCCCTAACTCATTTCTATGGAATAAAACCATACGAGTTAGAACTATTTAGCTATGGAGAACTTCAGGAATATTCCAAACAATTATCAGACATCATAAGGATTAGAAGAAATGGCTAAAAGAGGTAGAACTCCAATCCAGCTGTCGTTAGCTCTAAACACTGAGAGACTACAAGCTGGAGTCAAACAAGCACAGTCACAACTCAATAAACTAAAAGGAGTTGGAGATGTAGCTTCATCAGGAATGAAAGCTCTTGGAAAAGGAATGCTTGTAGCTACTAAAGGTGCAACAGTTCTTGGAGCTGGTGTTGCTGTAGCTGGTGGCAAACTTCTTGAATTAGGCTCTGATGCTGAGGAAAGTGCAAACGCTTTTCAAGTCACTTTCAAAGAAGCTGAGAAATCACTTGGTTCTTTTGTTGATGACTTTGCAAACAAAGCAGGTTTCACTTCTTCTGAACTTCAACAGCTTTTATCATTCACAGGTGGTGTGACAAATGCAATGGGAGCAACAGCTGAGGAATCAGCAGAGCTTTCAAAAACTATTGCATCTCTTGCTGGAGATATAGGTTCGTTGAAAAACCTTCCAGCTGAACAAGCTGTTAGAGCTATGACCTCAGCTTTGACTGGGGAAAGAGAAGCTTTGAAGTCTCTAGGTATTGTTATCAAAGAGACTGATGTTCAACAAAAAGCTTTGGAGATGACAAACAAGTCTTCTGTCAAAGAACTAACAAACTTAGAAAAAGCTCACGCAACAGTTGCATTAATAACTGAAGCTTCTTCAGATGCTATTGGAGACTTAGATAACACACAAGATTCTTTTGCTAACACTACTAGAAGGCTAAAAGCAGAACTAAGACAAACAGGATTGGAAATGGGACAACAACTCCTTCCAGCTGTTTCAGGTGTCTTGCCTTTATTGTCTAAGTTAGCTCAAGATATTCTTCCTTTAGTCACAGAAGCTTTTAGCAAAGGTGTCGTTGCAG